GCCACAAAAAAAGCCATTCAAGATAAAATCAAAGAACTTAATTTATGTACAATCAGTCAGAACCATATTGAATTCCGTTTTTTTGGAGATTTGATTTCATTACACGAGAACCGTCACATTAAAATAGGTTGCGGAATAAAGCAATTCCATATTAGGCATAATCCTATGAATTTCAAAGAACGAACTTTATGGGTAGAACGTACAGACGGAACAGAGGACACATGGAGTTATAAAGCATGTCTTAATATTAGACAAAATGATTTGACTGCAGCATTAAGGTCGGCAATAGGACAATTCACAACAATATACAAAATGTCTTTGCCAAAATTATGTTGCTGTTATTGTAATACTAATTCAGGTCCGTTTCATGTAGACCATAAAACAATTCCATTTTCAAAAATAAAAGATGATTTCTTAAAAAATGTTAAATTACCAATTCCAAAAACATTTCAAAAAGATAGCATTTATTTCAATGTAATGTTTCTTGATAGTAATTCAGATTTTTTAACTGAATGGGTTTCATATCATAATAAGCACGCAGATTATCAAATACTTTGTGCTACATGTAATCAAGAGAAATCTAATAAGTAAAATATTAAATTCAATGTTAAGTTTAATATTATATTATTCCTAAACTTTACATAAAATTTGGGTCTAATTCACCAAGTTTTTGTTTAGCCCGTAACTCAGACATGACACTGCTTTGAGATGGGTAGCCCTGTGGTTCTTGAAAAGCGCTACTCATTCGGGGAGATGATTCTCCCTCGCTTTCACTCGGAGCAATAGTGATTTTAGGTTTTCGTGTATATACCTTTCTTGCTTTTGGTGGTGGACCCATTGCAATAGGAATACCAAAATCAATGGGTGCTTGAAATACACCACTAAGAGTTTCTGGGTCATTAGAAGGACGATATGCTGGAGTGGGATAATTTGTTGGTATAGGTAAATCATTGCTTTCCATAGGAGTTGTTCTAACCTTTCTTGAGATTTGTTCTATCAAATTTTGGAGTCTTACATTCTCACCGTTCCTATCCATAAATGGTTGGGGTATAGGTTGAGACGAACCTCCACCACCACTGCCACCACTGCTTTGTACAGTGACTTTAACATTTTGCTTAACAATCTGTTTCTGTTTCTGTTTCTGTTTCGGTTTCTTCCTTTTGTCTACCTTCTTCTTCTGATTCGCTTGAGCGGCCATTATACCATATAACTATATTTTTTTAAAAATAAAATTAAAATATTAAAAGAATTGTATCGGAGGCACTAAATTATTTTGTAACACTGGTTTCTTAATCATGGGAGCATAGGCTGGTTTTGATTTCTGTTTCTTAACATACACGATTTCTTCCTCTTCACTTTCACTTTCAACTTCTACATATTTTATAACCTTCTTTTTTGATGCTGGTTCTTGATATTTCTCTTGCTTCGCTGAAACTTCTTTTTTAATAAAAGGTGCTGGTTGCTTCACTTTCTTTGCAACAGGTTCCACAATCACTTCTTCCTCTTCCTCTTCCTCTTCCTGCTCTGATTCACTTTCCACTCCATATTGTTTATTGATTTGCTTTTTGAGTTTGATTACTTTTTCTACCTTTTTATTTAATGCTGCCTGTTCAAGTTGTTCCTTAAGTTTCCTCTTTTCAGCCCATACCTCTTCCAGTTTAGCACGACCCTTTGCCAGATTCTCTGATGACTTCCCAACCTTACCTCTTGTATCAGGTGTACCCTTCTTAGTAAGTTTTTGAACTTTAGGTGCTTCAATCAGTTCATTTGCTGCTTCTAAAGATTCGGCAATCGGGGCCGGTTCATTTACGGCAACCTTTAGGGATTTCTTAACAATTTTAGTTTGTTTAACTTCGTCCATCTATGAATAATACAAATATAATTAATTTGAAAAATTCAAAAAATAATATAATTAATTATTATAAGTAGATGGATAAGAAAATCAGAGATGAAGTTAAATCGCTAATAAAAATAGGATTGCCCGAAAATTTAGCAATCATTACTGCCTGTGCTAATAAGGGCAAACCTGAATTAGCAGAAGAATATTTAGAAGAGATACAAGATGAACAAAATGAAATAAAGAAGTTTTTGAGTCAGTTTGCTCCCATGAGTGAAACATTGAAGTTACAAGCAGAGGGAACAAAAGTCACATCATTAGAAGCAGTCCCTTTGCCACCCAGTATGCTATGTCATGATACAAATAATAACATTACAATTACAGAAAATTAAAATTCATAATTAATATTTTTCTACACTTTTTATAAAAGTATATATAAATGATAAAAACCTTTACAAGATTATATAACATAAGCAGTAACACGGGGCGCATGAATGGGGATTTCTGTAGCCAGATTCAAGTATCATTACCAGACCTAACATTTCACCAAGACCATATTCAGAATGCTTATTTTAGTGTGGTTCACGCAGAAGTAGCAAACTCTTTCTACATTGTGAATTACACAAATAACCAATTTGTTTTAAATGGCACTACATATACGCTCACAAGAGGCAACTATAATGTGAATACTTTTATTGCGATGCTGTTAGCAATAATACCCGTTGGATATACCTTAACCTATAGTTCCATCACTACAAAACTCACAATGAACAGAGCAACTTCATTTACAATCAACGCATCTTCAAAACAATCAACCGTCAATAGTATCATGGGTTTAGGCAAAACAGACTTAACTGGAACATCCATTGTTATGCCCAATGTTGTGAATTTCATTCCATTGCAAAGAATAAACTTTAGGACAAATTATTTCAAGTTTAGTTGTTATTCAACGGAAGATGGTTCAAGTGATATATTTCTTCCACTACAAAACAACGCAGGGCAAAACTCTATTATTAATTATGTAAATCAGACACAGAATAAGTTTTTGATTCAAGACAGAAACATAACTACCTTTATAATAAATGTAAGTGACGATTTTGGGAACTTAATAAATTTCAACGGAGTGAATTGGTACATGACAATCCAGATAGATATAGAGTATTTAGAAAATCCAAGATTGACTGATTTTGGAAATTTATCAACCCAACGAAATATCTTTTAATAACCCTTTTAAAAAAGGGCTACCACAAAACTTTAGGAAATAAAAGAATAATTCTTTGAAATTATAAAAATAAATTATTGTTATAATCTATACAATGGCTTCCACTATGTTTCCTTCCTCCGCAATGGGACTTCCGTCTACCCTCAAATATGACTTACCGCCTTCTATGAGTGACACTGCTCGCTCTTACTCTGTTAACGTTGCTCCCGACGGTCAATCTTCAGTCACCGGACCTACTGCTACTACCACTGCTTTCGTTGCTAACAGCACGGGTAACTTTGGTAACTACACTGCGCAAAACATTTCTTTCACTATCCCCTCTGGTATGAGTGACTCGGTTTTCCTTGACCCTGTCTCTACTACCCTTTCTTTCTCATTGTCTTACTCTACTACCACTGCTTCATCTACTACAGGTGGTTCTATCAACTTGATTGGTTCGGGTGCTTCTTGGTTTGATGCTCTCGTCCTTTACTCTAATAACACTCCCATTGAGACCATCAATCAATATGGTTTATTACAAAACTTTATGTTACAAAACACTGTCAATCAATCCGAGCGTAACGGTGGAATTTCTATTGCCATGGGTGCTGATAGTAACTCTGCGAACGGACAAGAGATTGCCCACACAGGAACAACTTCTTACAAATACACTTACTGTATTCCTTTGTTGTCTGTCATTGGTGTCAATAGTGACAAGATGTTCCCCGTTGGTTCTGTTAACAATTTACAATTGGTTATGACAACTGCCAATATTACTCCACTTGTTTCATACTGTACCGCTGTTGCTACTCAACCTGTCTTTACTCCTTTTGTATTGAGCGAATTTCAACTTAACATGAAATTTATAGACGTTGGTGACATAGCCGCACAGCAATTGAGACAAACACTCCAAGACGGTAAATGGTATATGAAGTCAACCACATACACTAACTCTGCTGTTTCCATCCCCCAGAATTCTCAGGGCGCCCAGCAATTATTACTGCAAATTCGTAATAGCTCGGTGAAGTCTATCCTACATCAGTTTGGTGTAGCGCAAAGTGCCGTATGCCCTAACCAATATTACGATGCCATTAACCCTGCTCTTACATCAAGACAAGTACAAGTCGGTGGCAACTTCTTCCCTAATAGACCCTTGAACGATTGTGGAAGACCGGCTGAAGCATACCCTTACTTGATTCAATCATTAGGCGGTGGAATTGCCAAATCTCTTGGAACGGTTGTCACGGTTGATTCTTACAACGCTGTTCTTCCATCTGTTCCTTCTGGAAGTGATTCAAGATTAGTTGTTCCTGCTTCTGGACTTCGTGCCGCATGGACTGGCTCAGATAACGCTTCTACACAAATCTCTAAATTCCCTAACGGTGCTTACTACGGTTATGATTTGGAGAAGTCTGCTGGAATCCTTTTCAGTGGCATCAATACTCGTGCTTCTCCTCCTTTCCTCAACTTGTTCTTGGGCGCTTCGTTCACGACTGCTCCTTTGACTTGCCAAGCGTGGGGAATGTCCGATGTTGTCCTTGTCTTTGATACCCTGTCAAAACAAGTCAGTGCTTTCATTTAAATAGTGAAACACATAGTAGCCCATTGGGTGGCGATTAACTAAACATTGATGGTTTAACTTGTTTAACCATAACTTTTATATCAATTTCCTATTTTACGACTTAAACGAACAATAAAATTAATTTTATTTATGCTTTAACTCATTTTCGCATCATAAACTATAACTTTTATATCAAAGTTATGGTTAAACTACTTAAACTGTCAATCTTCAGTTAAACGCAACATCGGCAACCCATATAGAAACCGATTCTATACAAAGTGTCCACAAAACAATAGAAGCCATTTATAATACAAGATAGCATTTCCATTTGTATTATAGCAATAATTAAAAATATTAACTCATAAAACAACACTCGCTTTGATTCGCTCGTTCGTCTTCCATTTCTCTTGCTAAAACCATAGCATAACGATTTGTTACTCTATTTACTTCATCATAGTCAGGGTCGCCATTTTGTGTTCTACTTTCCCTTATTGCTGTATTATAATAATCTCGTATTTCTCTTTGACTTTGTGGATTATCTAATAACTGCCTTATATAGTATGGAGTATTAGAATTTGTACCTAATGCATAAACATCACTAACAACAGCATCAGTAGGAGAAACTCTATTTCTATTTTGATGATGATTTGCTAATACTACTGCTAAAGGTGCTGATGGAATACCAAAATTATTATTCATACCACCACCACTTAGTGATTCACTAAAATTAGGTGGTAGTACTTCTGCTTGTACTATTGGAGTAGCATTAGATGTATTGTCTTCCTTTACTGACTTTGCCACGGGGTAAACCTTTTTAGACATCTATATACTTATGTTATATTTTATTTGTTAAAATTCTAAGTATCGTATCCGAACCATCTTCGCATCTCCATGTTTTCTCTCTTCTTCTTTAAAAAAAGATGTATTATTTTATACCTATCTTGTGTACCTATTTGCAACCACATGTTATCTAAACAACATCTATGATAATGATTGTGTTCTACTAATATTCTTTGATTAGAATGCTCAATGTATTTCTGACAAATAAGACACTTCTTAATCTCACAATTAATTTCATATTCCCTTTCCATATATATAGTTTAACAAATTTTTTTCTACATAAAATATAAATGGATTTAGAAGAAAAGAAAACATATCACCACAATTACAACAAACAATATTATCTAAAAAAGAAACTTGCTAAACAAGTTGAAGGAAAATCATATTTTAGAAAGTTGACTTCTTTAACCCATAAAAGAAATAATATAGAAAAACTACTTAAAGAAAATAATGAGAAAGCAAAAAAATTCAGAGAACAATTAAATTCTTCACATAGTATAAATGAGTCACATAACGATTAAGCATAATGAGACACCACCCTTAAAGAAACCTTCATTTGTTGTTGATGGCAAACTGCACGATAAGTTAGATGAATATGAAATCACAAAACTTATGAACAAACATAACTTCTCTCTATTTCTAGGAAAAGCAGGAAGTGGTAAATCGACACTCTTGATTTCACTGCTTCAAAGTCCGTCACTGTTTAAAAAGGTTTATCATACCATTATTCTTTTTTGTCCTCCTAATAGCAGAGCATCTATCAAGAACGATTTTTGGAGTGTATTACCAGAGGGACAAATATACGATGAATTGAATTACGACAATTTACAAGAAGCATATTCTATAGCTGAGGAGAATGCTTCTCAAGGCTTTAGGACACTTATTGTTTTAGACGATGTTCAAAAATTCCTTAAAGGCGAATGTGAGAAACTTTTGCTTCATGCTGTCAATAATCGTCGTCACGCCTGCCTTTCAATATGGTTGGCAGCACAAACTTACAAGAGTATTCCATTACAAGTGCGCATGGGATTTACATCTCTTTTTATTTTTAAAATACAGAAACAAGAAATGGCAAATATATTTCAAGAGCAAGTGGAGATTAGTGATGAAGTATATAAAGAAATATTATCATTAGCATACAAAGAACCACATCAATTTATTTTTATTGATTCGAATACTCAACGCATCTTTTTAAACTGGGATGAAATCATTATAGAATAAAAAAATAAGTTTTTAAAAAAATAAAATAAATATATATATTACAAATGGCAATAGGAAGTTTCTTTAAAAAACTTGGAAGTGACACTAAAAAATTCTTTAGCAAAGGCGGTGCTGCGGATACTGGACTCCGCAAAATTGGTAATACTTTATCTAAGGTGGGTGGGGTTGCGCAGTCTGTTGCTCCCTTAGTATCTGTTGTTGCTCCAGAGATTGGAATCCCTTTGATGGCTGCTGGAGCTTTAGCAAAGACAGGTGGAGCAACTGCGCAAGCAGTTAGAAGTGGCGCTCGTAAGGGTGGCAATATTGTTGAGAAAGCACAGAACATTACAGGTGCTCTCAAGACTGGAATTGAAGCAGCGAAACCACAAGCAGAATCTTTAGGAATGAATTTCGCTTAAATATACTTTTGAATATTTAATATTAAAAAATAAAATAATATTATATACTATAAATGAACCACGCAGACAATAACGAGGAAAAAAATATTCCCCCTACAAGAGTTGTGAGTATGCCTTTAAAAAAGAACTTCAAGGTATGGTTAGATACTAACAATACTTCTTCTTACACGCATTCACAATTTGATGCAAAGTTTTTTGTGGATTTGAATCAGTGTGTTCGTGAATCATGGAGATTAAATAGTTCCTACCTTATGACATTCTCTTTTATTAGCAAAGCATCTACAGTTGCCGTTGGAACTATAAGTAACACAAATACTTATACACTTCATATTGATTTAGGACAAGGAACACCTACAATGTATCGTTTCTCAAGTGTAAAAACTCCCGCTGGTATCGTCCGTGTATCAAGTGATGGAACAGGTGTTTATGTGAATCCTGCTGCTGCTTCTTCTTTTGATATACCTGTTTATTTCACCGCAAAACCTACAGACAATGATCCTGTATTTATTAACAACTTGAAAAATGTGAATAGTATTAATGTTAATTTGATACAAGCAGGCAGTGGAACTTTCAATAGTGCAGATAACGCAGGAATCAATACGGCTACCAAATATATCTGTTGTTTGAATTTTCAAGAAGTTTAGAATGTTTAACTAATATTTATATAAAAATAAAATATGTCTTTATATAAATGTCAACTAATTATGGATTTGAACCGACCCTTGATGGATTAAATAATATTGATACTGATACAACAACGGCAACAAATATTGTCTGTGATACGATTACAGTAAATACAAGTTCAACTGTTCCTACCATGACTGCAGGAGATAGTACACTTAATATCGCAAACACGCAATTTGTTACGAATGCTATTTCAACTGCTGGAACAAACTATGTGGATTTAACAAGTGCTCAAAATATCACAGGAGCAAAATCATTCAATACTAACTTACCTACCTCAACACAGACTGTAACTTCGTCGTCGCAACTCACGACAAAAACATATGTGGATAGTGCTATTACAACAGGTTCAACAAATCTATTGGCATCAAATAATGTTTGGACGAATGAAAATGATTTTACGAATATAGTAAAGGTTAAAGACCCTACATTAGCAACTTACGCAGGAATAGATTTCTTTTCATCGATTACTCCTGGAATTGTTATGAACGCAGCACCAAGCACAACATCGGCACTTTCAGGAGTAAATCTAAACACAAATACATTAACAGTCCCCATTAAAAATAATCAATCACTTATTAGAATGAGAATACCTATGAACATTGCAGGTTTCGGAGTCCCCAGTTTTTATTTCGGGCAGTTAGACATAATATTCAATAGCATAACCGCAATCACAATTTTGAAAAATGGTTCGTTTTATAAAACGGTGTCAGTTTTTAATTTGTTAAACTTTACGGGAACCACGAAATCATGGACGGGTTGGAGTCAAAAAGGAGAAAACGCAAGAGCGTATGTTGGTGATGTTCAGTTTGAATTAGAAATAACAACAGGTAATGCTTCAGTTGATACTTACACGATTGGAATTACGATGGATGTTGCTGTCAATGCTGGAGCAGTAGGATTAATAACGCCTCGTTTTCTTTGTACTGGAGATGTTAATTTTACAACAACACACGCAACAACTTCAACTGGGACAACCTATATAAGCACAGACCCAGCAAGTTTTTTCCCTTATCAAATTGATTATGGAGATAGTGGAAATTACATAATTGGAAAAGGGGATACTTACATAAAAACAATACAAGGAGGGTATTTAACAATAGACGCAGTATCACAAATAGATATAGCATCTTCGGGGAGTAATATAAATATAATATCAGGCAAAGACGGCGGAGTAGGAGATTTAACCTTACAATCATTTGGAACTGGAAGTATGAATATCAACACAACTGGAACACCAACGACCAATATTGGAGTTGGAGGAGGAACAACAAATATAACAGGGACAACAAACATCAACACAGCAGGAACAAACAACACGGCAATAGGACAAGAAGCGGGAGGCGTTGTTTCTATGCGAAGTCCAAATGTTTTGATAAATACAGCGGGAGCAGTTACTACAAACATAGGAAACTCATTATCAACAACATACCTCAATGGAACTACAGTTCAAGATATCAACGGAACTTTTAATATGATGCCAACCGCAACCATTATTCAAAATGTAAGTGCTACTGTGCCTTCAGGGTTTTTATATTGTAACGGTCAAGCAGTAAATAGAACAGGAACATATGCTCGGTTATTTGCTTCTATTGGCACAACATTTGGAGTTGGAAATGGAACAACGACTTTTAATGTTCCTAATTTTTTAGGTGCTTTTCTTCGTGGTGCTTCTACTCAAACAGTAGGAGGTGTCGCTTATACCGCTGGAGCAGTTGGAACAGCACAACAAGACGCAGTATTAACTCCGCTTACCGCAAGTAATCAGGGTTGGAGGGGTGCCGCCGCAGGAACACGTGAGTGTGTTTCTCGTGCTATTATTACGACAGACCCTGTGGATACTACCACAGGTATATTGCCTCGTTTTGATAGAACGGCAACAGAAAATAGACCATTTAATCATGCTGTTTATTATTATATTCGCTATTAAAAAATATATGTATATATAAATGGATATTCAATTGGCTATTGATATTGCGATGGATAGATTGATGAGTGACCTCTGTTTGAAATACTATTTAGAAACAGATGAGAAGTTGAAGCAAAAGATTTATGATGACGAGATTATTCCTCTGTATAAAAAAATCAATGGAATAGAATAACAACTTTATTATTTTAATTATCAAAAATAAAATAATATATATTAGTATAAATGAGCGGTAACTTCTGTTATATAAATCCTAAAAACTCGTTGGCAAAAGATGCTAAGATTAATAGTCTTGTTGCAAAGATTATTCAGAAGGTGGCTGAGATTCCTAACCACCAAGAGTACAAGAACAACATGGAATTACTTAAAATGATTTGTCTTATGGTTGAACATGCTATTGACAATACAGGTAAGAAAGACAAGTTGCGCATTGACAAGAAAGACATTGTATTTCAAGTGTATACCAGATTATGGAACGGATTCAGTCCTTCAGATGTAAAAGCATTGGACGCTAATATTTCGTATTTACACGAGAACGGGCAGATTATTAAGAAAGGTATTTGGAGTGTGGTTAAACATTCTGTTTGTGATTGGTTTAATCGTAAGATTTTAAACTAATTGAATCCGTTTATGATTTTATTATTGATTATTTACGGACAGAGTTTATGAAAAAATTAGGAATTCCATTGCGCATAATAAGTGGTATTAATACAGTGGCGAATTTAAGTGGATTGAGTGTAATACAAATGATTTTAGCGCAATTTGGTTACGCAAAATTCGTGAATTGGGTATTTTGGTTTTCTGTGATATTATAATATTGTCTTTGTTTATAGATGCCGTATATGATTAAAAATGTTGACGGTGGTTTTGTCGTTGAAGATAAAAAGGGCAAGATGTTTAGTAATCATCCTTTAACAAAAAAAATGGCAAAGAAACAGCGCATCGCAATTGCTCTCAGTGAAGCAAAGAAAACTGGGAAACCTATATCCACTTATTTTGCTTAGTTAAGTTGAAATATATTATTAAGTTAAGTGTAATAATATATTTATTTAGGTTTTCACATATTTGAGCGCCTGTAATGGTGTGTTGCCCATTGCCGACGCTGTATCCGTCAAATCCTTTAGGTTCACATTCGCGAACTTACTTGTGAGGAAAATGTGACGCAACATTGATGTTGAGATTTTCTTATCAAAAATAATATTGAGACGATGTGTGATTTGAGATGGAGTCAATGCGCCGCCTTTGTTATCAAAAAGCAGATATTCCATGTCATCGGGTAAGATTGCAACCCACTTCTTTAAAATGGTTAGCAATGGTTTGGCAATGGGTTCACTTTGGGAGCCATGAAATTTATGTGTCTTGTAATTATTAAAAACAAACACCTTCTTTTTTAAGTCAATGTAATTATCCTTCTCGGCATCGTAATTTTTCACCTTCATCTTCCAGTCAAGACTACGGCGAGGCGGTTGATATATTCCACCTGTTAAACAAAGCAAAATGTAATTCTGTATCTTTTGATAGTCACTCATTTCTAACTTCGCCTTTTTGTAAACCAGTTTTGCCTCCGCTTCTAATTTCTTTAAAATCCCTTCTACTTCGCTTGTAAGTATCATATTTTCCTCAAACTTGCCGTCCTTCTTTTGAAGCAATTGCTCATCATTGTATTCGCCAATATCACTCATCATTTGTTTATTGTAATCCTTGTTTCCCGTGATGACAACAAGCGCTGCCAATGTGGTTTTACGCTTAGAAAACGGTATATCTTTTAAATGTCCCATGATAGCCTCCACATTGTCAAACTTGTCTAAATTTATGGTATCATCATCCGGATAGCATTTGCGGTAAATATTTGTTAAAATACTTTTATAGGTTTTCAGTGAACCGTCACTCAAATTGGGTCGTTTCTTTTTCAGAACTTCTGTCAAATCCATCTATACTATTAACTATTATTTTATTTTTGTTAATTGTTATTTAAACTCTTTTTAAATGCTTCTGCTTTTATTTTCATGATTTCAAGATTTTTCACAATCTCATTTGTCTTTGCTTGACAGCACGATTTTGGTATGTATGTGTTGGAAAGGTCTACAATAATTTCTTCTTTCTTTTTTGCTAAAGGCGGAACAGGCTTTTTTTTATCAGAATAATATTTTTCTTTTTTGTTTAAAAGAATTTGTTTCTTATTATTTTTATACCATTGCATTCCTTTTGTTTTATATCGCTCTTTATAATAGTTCCTTAGTTTCTGTCGGTTCTTCTTATAATATTCCATGTGATATGTGGTTAAGAGACCGTCTTCTCCTAAATATTTTGTTTTATATTTTTCCTTGTGTTTTGCTGCTATTTCTTGCTTATTTTTATAATAATATTCTAAATTGTTTTTGTCTATTTGTTGCTTGTTTTTTAAATAATATTCTTTCTGATAGATTCTTTTTGCTTCTTTTTTTTCAGCATCATCATTGTTTGACATTATTATAAAATAATATTATATTATATAAAATGGTCTACGAAATACAACCGTACAGTTTTAAGAAAGCGAAGGATTTAGGAGTCAATATAAAACCCTCTACAAAAAAGGGTAAGAAAATAGATGTATTTAAAAATAATAAATTTGTTACATCTATCGGGGCTTCTTCTTATGGCGACTATCCCACTTATTTAAAGAATGAAGGCAAGAATTTCGCTGAGGAACGAAAGCGACTCTATAAAATCCGTCATTCTAAAAATACGGGCATTGCAGGGAAACTTGCTTCCCAAATTTTATGGTAAATTTAAGTTTTCTAAAAATTCTAACTTTTGTAACTTTTTCTGCTCTGCTATTTTACGACATCGCTCCCTTTGGTAAATCCTGTTTTTCTCTCTATTTTCTGTTTTATTAATCCATTTCTTACAGTTCTCTTTTAATTTATCCTTGTTTTTCTCATAATATATACTTCGTTTTAATTTAATCTGCTCTTTGTTCTTTTCTTTATATTGTTTCTCATATACTTTAAAATATTCTGGATTCTTTTCGCGCCATATTTTGCTTGAGATTTTATGATTTTGATTTGGTGTGTTATTGTTTAGGTTTGCTTTTAATTCATTGAACCAAAAATATTCTCGTTCTCTGGCTGGAGTTGTATTCTTTGCATCATGTTCTATTGTTTCAATCTCTTCAAATATCCAGTTCTCAAAGCCGCCGTTTTCTCGTATTGTTTTATAAATTTTATAATTGTAAGATACTCTTGATTCATTATAGCAGTTTGATTTGTGAGTACTGAATCGTGACATAACATTAATTGTTCTTCCAACATAGCAGTCGGTAATATCTGTATTTAGACAGAAAATCTTATAAATCGTTGACTTGACCATTTTATATATAGTAATATTTTTTTTTATATATATAATCCCTAAATGTTTATAATTGGAAAAATTGGAGAAAAGATGTTCCAAAATGTTCCAGATGTTCCAAAAAAAAGGGCTTATTCCAAACATTAACAAATTCTCTATAGTTAATTATATATTTCATATTTTAAATGAAAGTTTGAAATAAGGGTATATTTTTGGAACATTTGGAACATATTGGAACATTCAAATATACTATTTAGGAGATAATCCATTTAAATATAATCTAATATATATATACAATGGAAACAATATCAAAATCAAAACGCTATACAAAAGAACAAATGAGGGAATACATGAAGGCAAGATATGCCGCAAACAAAGAAAGAGGTGCAAACATATCAAAAATCAACTATTACAAAAGGAAAGGTGACTTGACAAAAGAAGATACAGAAAAATATGGAGAATATTCACCCTACATAGTCAAGGCAAAAAAAACATTAGATTATTTAAAAGAACATAATCAAGAACATTTAGAAGATTTTCTTTTTAATTATTTGGAACAATTGGGGGGCGAAAACATTTAGGAGATTTTTTGTATAAAAATAAAATTGATTATTTATATTATTTATGTTAAAAACAATATAAATATAATCTAAACTAAGTATATACAATGAACAAACTCCAAGATTTGATTAACGACAACTTTGTCTGTTTTACCTTTAGCGGTATTTCCACTTTTGTTAACTCCAAAGGGGAGGAAAAAAAGAAACCAATGGGAATGCCTAAACATGCTGAGATAAATAAAGAAAATTTTTTAGAATATTGTAACTCCAGTCATAAAGCGGCCGCAATTATTACCGGAAAAATGTCAAATATAACCGTGATTGACTTTGATGATAAAGATTGTTATGAAAATATGGCAAACAAATACCCCGACTTAAGAAAGTACAGAACAATAAAAACGAATAAAGGATACCATATTTACTGTAAATACGAGCCAAATATTATTTCAACAACAGACGCATTAGCAACATATCCAAAAGTAGATATACGAAATGACGGAGGTATTATCTTTTGCAGTCCAACTCAATATAAACTCCAAGACGGAAGTATTGTAAAATATGAAGACATTGGCGGAGAAATTTTGGAAATACCAGAAATTATAATGTCTGATATAAAAGCAGATAAGTTCATCCAAAAACAACAAACACCAAAAGATACCCCAAAAGAAATAATAGAAAAGCCCAAAATAATAATAACAGACTCATCAAAAACACAAACAGCAGATATTGAATACATTGCGAATGCGATTGAGAAGGGTTATTTAGATTTTAAAGCAAAATCTGATTCATATGACGATTGGCGTGATGTTGGATTCATTTTTAAACACACGTCAGATAGCAAAGAATCATTAGAATTATTTCACAAATTCAGTGCAATAAACGAAACAAAATACGACAAAGCATATACAAATGCTTTTTGGAAAACAATAAAACAAACTGCGAAGCCCTTAACCATAGGAACACTGAAAAAATGGGTCAAAGAGCAAACAAGCCAAAAACCAATGATAGCAAACACAGATTTGGAAGCAGCCAATTTGTTATTTGAAGAAGTCAAAAATATATTAAAATCATACAATGGTAGATTATTTTATTTCAATGACAACATTTGGATACATGACGCTAATAAAATTAACAACCATCTAATACTTTACATAATGAACCGTAATATTTGCTCCATAGATGAAAAGGGTAAAATGTCAGCAATTGGCCAAAGTATTAGTAGAGCAGAAAAAATTGCAAAAACATTATATACCAAAATACATGTAAATAATAATGACCCATATTTATACGATAAATTTCATAATACAACCAAAGCCAAATTATGTTTTAATGACGGCGTTCTTGATTTCAAAGCAAAAACATTTACCCTATGGACTAAAATTCCAGAAAATACGATTTACTCCACAATAAAAATTAATCGTGACTTTGGACCTTATTTCAATAATCCCAATCGTAAAGATATAAAAGATATTAACGAGAAAATTTTTGATACAGCCTATGGCAAAAATAAAAACAGAGCAATACATTTCCTATCAAGAGCAATAGCAGGACACACGGAAGATAAACGATGGGCTACATATCTTGGCTCTCGTAACTCAGGCAAAGGTGTAGAATACGATTTATTAAAATATGGTTTTGAAGATTATGTTAAAACTTTTGAGTTAGGTAATATCTTATATTGCCGAAAAACAGCAGGAGTTGAAAATGTAGATTGTTCAAAAAAGTTGTATTGGTTAATGGATTTAGAATTCACAAGATTAGCAGTAAGTCAAGAAATACCCGACCCCAAAGCGCAATTAGTTGCTAACGGTAAAATGCTTAAGAAAATATCAGGAGGCGAAGATACAATTGTGGCTCGTCGCAATTATGACCGTGAAGATACACATTTTACAATAGACGCAAGTTTTTATATTAAAGGTAATTCTGATTTGACGATTGATAGTAACGATTGTAATGAAACTCGTGTAGAATTTAGTAGCGTAGTCGCTTTTGTAGACCAAAGCCAAATAGATACATATAAAGAATGCGGTATGGAAGAAGATGAACTCAAACGTTATAAAGTAGCAGACTCTCAAATAAAGAATACAGCCAAATCAAGAGAATGGGCAAATGCGATTGTTTATATGCTTTACGAAAATTACAATGTTAATCGTGTGAATATAATAGCAGAAATAACTACAGATGAATTATCTCCCTACAAAGCAATCAAAGAAAAATATATTATTACAGGTAATCACGAAAATGACTTCATATTATGCCAAGACATACACGATAATTTGATGGATTTTTGTAAAGGTAAATTATGTACTGAACTTAATGCTCTCAACGTGCTAAAAAAGAAATATACTAAGGCAGGACCAATGCGAATGAAATGGTGCTACTCAGGAATTAAATTAAAACCTGTAGAAAAAAACAACGAAGAAACAAAAACACAATAAGTATTTAGGCGAATATCAATATAAATAAAAATATATGTATAAGTATATATATGTTTATTCTCAACGGAACAACCTACAAAACAAAGATAGCCACAAAAAAAGCCATTCAAGATAAAATCAAAGAACTTAATTTATGTACAATCAGTCAGAACCATATTGAATTCCGTTTTTTTGGAGATTTGATTTCATTACACGAGAACCGTCACATTAAAATAG